TAACCTAGAAATATGAATTTAGGCTATAAAAAGGGGGTAATAGTTGAAAAATTTGTTATTTTTTAGTGTATGCCTGTAAAAACCGCACCAGAAATCAGTTTAAGATATGCCCAGGGTCAAGTTTTTAACTGCGATAAACGATTCCGTGTCCTCGTAGCTGGTAGAAGATTCGGAAAATCATATCTTTCCTGCATCGAATTGATTCGTGGAGCGATAAATCGACCAGGGGAGACATATTTTTACTGTGCACCAACATATCGCATGGCAAAAGACATTGCATGGAAAGAATTAAAGAGATTAGTGCCTAAAATCTGGATAAAGAGCAAAAACGAGACAGATTTACGGATTGAATTGATTAATGGATCGACAATCGAGTTAAAAGGAACAGAAAATGCGATGGCTTTGAGAGGAAGAAGTCTTTCGGGGGTGGTATTGGATGAAGCAGCGTTTATGGATCAGGATGTATGGGCAGAAGTTATCAGACCAGCTTTAGCTGATAAACAGGGGTGGGCGTTATTTATTTCTACACCTGACGGAACCGCCAGTTGGTTTTATGATATGTGGTGTTTTTGCGGGGAAACGGAAAGAGATGATTGGCAAAGGTGGAGTTTTACTACGATTGAAGGGGGTAATGTCGCTCCAGAAGAAGTCGAAGCAGCTAGAGGTCAACTAGACGGAAGGACATTTAGGCAAGAATTTGAAGCTAGTTTTGAAAATCTTACTGGATTGGTAGCTGTTAGTTTTACTGATGAAAATATTGATAAGGAAGTAGCTGATTTACACATGATGCCCTTGTTAATTGGATTGGATTTTAATGTTGACCCTATGGCAGGAATTTGTGCGGTAAAGCATAATGATTGTCTTTATGTGTTTGACGAGATCATGTTGACGGGTGGAGCAACAACTTGGGATTTTGCGGAAGAGGTTACAAGGCGATATGGAGTAGATAGAAGAGTTATTGCTTGTCCTGACCCTACTGGTAGTGCAAGAAAGACAAGTGGGGTAGGAGTTACAGATCATACGATTTTAAGAAGGAATGGATTTACTGTTATGAGTCCAAAAAGTCCGTGGAAGATTCGAGATAAGATAACTTCTGTTAATACTGCATTGCTTGATGCCAATGGAAACCGAAGAACTTTTATCCATCCAAGATGTAAAGAATTAATAAAAGCACTCAGAACTCTTACTTACGCACCAAATACAGGGCTTCCTAATAAGAATCTAGGAGTTGACCATGCTTTTGATGCCTTTGGTTATCTTTGTCTGCAACAATTTAACCTTGCAAAACCAGAGACACTAGGGCAAACTTCGTTTAGAATATATTAAGATACCTAATTCTTACTATGCCTTATCACACTGGGATGAAGAAAAAGAAAAAGAAAAAGAAGGGAGGTAAAAAGCGTAGTGAATGTTCCTGTAAATAAAGCTCTTTACGCTAGAGTAAAAGCCGAGGCCAAGCGTAAGTTCAAGGTATATCCTAGTGCTTATGCTAATGCGTGGCTTGTACGAGAGTACAAAAAACGTGGTGGCACTTACCGAGTGGAGAAGAAACGTGGCAAAAAGTAGCCCAAATCCTAGAGCTAAAGGTGGTTTAACCCGTTGGTTCAAAGAAAATTGGGTAGATGTTAAAACTGGAAAGCCTTGTGGTCGTTCAAAAGGCGAAAAACGAGGCTATCCTGCCTGTAGACCTAGTAAACGTGTATCAAGTAAGACACCTAAGACTGTTGGAGAAATGACAGCAGCCGAAAAAGCACGGTTTAAACGTGAAAAAACAGGTAGTAAAAAGATAAGTTATCAACATAGACGAAAAAAGAAGAAAAAATAACTGTAAAAGTTGCAGTTTCAAGGTAATATAGTGCTATATAGTATATTTTTCTTGAAATCATGGCGTTTTTTCGTGGCGAAGAAGGCTCTGTATCATTTGATAACGGAACTGGATCAGTTGGAGCTATAGCTTCTACAACATCTTGGACTTTAGATACTACAAAAGACACTCTTGAGTGTACTGCTCATGGAGACACATCAAGAAAATATGTAGGATCTTTAATTTCTGGTTCTGGTACTGTTGATCTTCTTTATACAGCAACATCTGGAGATGATACTGCTGAAATTATTAGTGATGTATTAACAACAGAAGATGCTGGCGATGCTGCATTTAATCTTTTCTTAGATACATCAGGTAGTAAAAAATTAAGTTTTAACGGAATTATTACAGGAACTTCATTCAGTTCTACTGTGGGTGATATTTCTACAGTATCAGTTAGTTTTGTAACTAATGGTGCTATTACTTCTGCTCTCTAATGCCTAAAGGATCTTATTCAGCAAAACAACGCAAACTCGCTGCTGTTGCTCCACCACGGGATAAGATTACGGCTGCTGATCTTAAAAAACTACGTTCTTAGAAAAACATTCTGAACACCATAGCGATAAGCACATGGAGTTTATGAAAAGGCGAATGAGAGCAGGAGATACTTTTACACAAGCCCATAAAAAGGCACAGGCAAAGGTAGGTAGATAATGTCTAAACGTAAATCAGTTAGTTTATCAATAGGTAGAGGAGAAAAATCCAAGAAAGGAGGACTGACTGCAAAAGGTAGGGCTAAATATAATCGTGCCACTGGTAGTAATTTACAAGCACCTGTTACTGAAAAGAATCCAACAGGAAAAAGAGCAGCAAGAAGAAAGAGTTTTTGTGCTCGCATGAAAGGTATGCCAGGTCCATTAAAAGATAAAAAAGGTCGTCCTACTAGAAAGGCGTTAGCATTAAAAAGATGGAGGTGTTAAATGACTTATTCAATTCCTGGAGACATTAGAACAAAAATTGTTACCTCTACTTCTTATGGTGGTATAGATAGTCCTTTTACAAAAACTAGAGCAATTCTAGATATGATGAAGGGTTGGGAGGTAATGAAAGCTGTTACTGAAGGTACTGAATATTTAAGAGAGAATAGTGAAGCATTTTTACCATTAGAGCCAAGAGAAGATTACTCAGCATACATGGCTAGAGTAAATCGTGCTGTATTTTCTCCCTTCACCCAAAGACTAATAAGAGCAGCTACAGGTTTAGTTCTTAGAAAACCTATCGCGTTAACTGGAGACCCTTATTGGACAGATATGTTTAAGATGGATGTTGATGGTTGTAAGTCAGATTTGGATGAATACGCACGAAGGTTGTTGATGTGTTCATTAACTTATGGTCAAAGTCATATTCTTGTAGATTATCCTGCTCCATCAGGTGCATTAAGTCTTGCAGAAGAAAGAGAACAGAATCGCAGACCTTATTGGATTGAAGTTGATCCTAATAATTTATTTGGCTATAGATTAGATAGAGAATCTAATTATGGAAACTTAGTACAGGTAAGGATTGGAGAAAAGGCAGTATTACCTGATGGTGATTTCGGAGAAAAAGTATTTGAACAGGTAAGAGTTATAGAACCTGGTCGTTATCGTGTATTTCGTAAAGAGGATCAGATTGATGCAATGTATGATGTTGATGATAATTCTTATGCTGGAGAGTTTGATGTAGGAACTACAGGCGAAGACTATAAATTAGTTGAATCTGGTAACTTTTCTCTTGGAGAAATACCTTTAGTTACTATTTATTCTGGTAAAACCGATAATCTGGTTAGCAAACCACCTTTATTAGATATTGCATATTTAAATCTTGCACATTTTCAAAGACAAGCAGATTTAATTCATAGCTTACACGTTGCATCTCAACCAATGCTTGTAATGGAGGGATATGATGACCAGACTAAAGACCTTGCTATATCTGTAAATTATGCGATGGCAACTCAACCAGGAAATAAAGTTTACTATGTTGAGCCAGCTAGTAGTGCATTTGAAGCTCAATCTGCCGAAATAAAAGAATTACAAATGCAAATGGCAACTCTTGGTATTAGTACACTTAGCCAACAAAAATTTGTAGCTGAGTCTGCTGACGCTCGAAGATTAGATAGAGTTGATACAAATTCTATGCTTGCTATGGTTTCTATGGAATTAGAACAAAAGCTACAAAAAGCATTTAATTTATCTGCTGAATATGTAGGAATTGAACCACCAGAAGTAAAAATTAGTAGAGACTTTGATATTGAAAGATTAATTGGACAAGATATTACAGCTTTAACATCATTGTTCGATCAACAAGTCATTGATAGAGAAGAATTTAGAGATATTTTGGTACAAGGAGAAGTATTACCTTCAGCAAATGAGGTCAGATCCGAATAATTTGTTACAATGATAAACAAGTACATACATTTTTATGGCTAAATCCCTAGATAAAGTTTTGCAACCTGACGGAACTTATAAATGGGAACTTGTAGAACCTACCGCATCTGAAAAAATGGGTAATGGTCCTGAAGCTCCTGTTGTCTGTCCTGCTCCAGAACCCAAAGCAACAAAGAAAAAGTCTACTAAAAAGAAAACTACTAGCCCATTATCTGATTAATTCATGGCAATCGAAGAAAAAGTAATTCAGCCTGAGTCTGTGACCAACGCTGAACAGCCTGTGGCTGAAGCTAATTCTCAACCACAAGCACCAAATCTTGATTCTGTAAAAGCAGAATATGAAAATCAATTATCTGCTTTACGAAAACAAGTAGCAGATGAACAAGAAAAATTTAAAGGTATCAAAACCAAACTTGATGATGTTTACAAGCAAAAAGATCAGCAACGTAAGCAGGAATTAGAAGATCAAGGCCAATGGAAGACTCTTTGGGAGGAAGCTAATAAAACAGCTCAAGAAAAAGAACAACAGATAATGACTTTATCTCAACAATTAGAAGATTTAAAAACCTCTAATGAGGTAGCCTCCACTAAAACAACAGCACTCGCAGCTATTAGTAATCTTGGTGCGATTAATGCAGAGCAGACTCTAGCATTGTTACAAGGAAAGTTACAAAAGAACGCTAACGGAGAAGTCGTTGTTCTCAATGGTGGAGTAGAGCAAAATCTAAATACCTATCTCACGAGTCTCAAAAACCCTGGCAGTGGTTGGGAGCATCATTTCAAGCCAAGTTCTGCTGCTGGAATGG